GAAGAAACCACATCGCCATCATTGCGTATTGGCAACCTCCAAGCTGGTACGTTGCAAGTTCAGATCGAAGCATTAAACAGCCTTGGCAATGCCAGCGTCATATCACCAGCCAGCTTTAACTTGGTCGGCAAGACCGCTGTCCCAGGTGATGTACAAAACCTAAGCATTGAAGCAATCAGCGCCAACAGCGCACGGTTGCGTTGGGATAAAACGCGGGATCTTGATGTTAGGACGGGCGGCCTTATCAAGATTAGACATAGCTCAAAGATTGATGGCTCGGCAGACTGGAGCGATTCTATCGACTTGATCCCAGCTAAGTCTGGCACGCAAACTGAAGCAATTGTGCCATTGTTAAGAGGCACGATCCTAGTCAAGTTCCAAGATGATGGCGGCAGGCAGTCAACTAATGCGACAAGCGTCATCGTTGATTTCCCCGATACGCTTGGCAGATTACCAATCGTAAGCAGACGTGAAGATCAAGACGTCCCGCCATTTCAAGGCACCAAAACCAATGTTTTCTACAACGAAGATTTTGATGCTTTAACACTGCATGGAATGAGCACACTGGACCTGATCACTGATTTTGATCTAATCCCATCGTTTGATTTTCTTGGTGCTACATGGCCGCAAGGTGATTATGTATTTGCAAATACGCTTGATCTTGGCGCGGTCTATAGCATCGACCTAAGCCGTTATTTTACAACCCGTGGCTTCTTCCCCAGCGACTTGGTTGATAGCCGGACTGGCGAAGTTGACTTATGGTCAGACTGGGATGGTGCCGTCAACGACTCGGTTAATTCTGTTCTGTACTTACGCCGCACAAATGACAACCCATCCGGTACACCGACATGGAGTGGATACCAGCCCTTTGTGACCGGTACGTTCCTGGGTCGAGGGTTCCAGTTCAAAGCTGTCCTGCAATCAGGTGATGCGGCAGAAAACATCTTGATTGACGAACTGGGCTATGATGCTACGTTCCAGCGCCGCACTGAGCAAAGCAATGGCGTCGTCGCCAGCGGCGCAGGCATCAAAACCATAACCTTCGATAAGGCATTCTTTACCGGTACAGCAGCGATCGGCGGGGTCAATGCCTACCTGCCAAGCATCGGCATCACAGCGCAGAACATGGCAACAGGCGACTACTTCACGCTTGGCACCGTGACCGGCACCAACTTCCAGGTCACCTTCCGCAATAGTGCCGGCACGGCCATCGACCGTAACTTCACCTACACCGCAGTCGGTTATGGACGTGGGGTGTAGAATGGTGCGACAATCACAGGCTTAACTTGTGGCTACGCACGATTATGTCATAGCTAACGGCACTGGCGCCGCTGTCAGGTCTGACCTAAACGGGGCACTGGCCGCAATCGTCAGCAATAACAGCAACGCCAGTGAACCAGCGACGATGTATGCCTACCAGTGGTGGGCGGATACCACAACCGGACTGCTGAAGATCCGCAATGCGGCCAACAGCGCATGGGTGACGATCGGCACGCTGGCCAGCGCCAACCTTGGATTGCTGCCATTGGCTGGCGGCACCATGACCGGCGTCCTAGCCGTCACAGCAGGCACCGCAGCACTGCCGGGCATTGCCGTATCAGGTGACCTCAACACCGGCATCTACAGCCCCGGTGCAGACCAGATTGGGATTGCGACGGGTGGCACTGGCCGGGTGTTTGTTTCCTCCGCAGGCCTTGTAGGCATAGGAACTACGAGCCCAAGCCAGCCTCTGCATGTTGTGGGGGCCATTGCTTCAACAGGGCAAGCAGGTTCACTCACGGCTTCTTCGGCTTTCATTGATTTTAATTCTTCTTTTAATGGGACAAGGGTTGGCTCGGTAGGCAACACTACAGGAGCCACTGGGCCAATTTATTTCTCCCAGTATTCTTCCAATGCTTCGATTGGACGCGATGCTGTAATCATTGACTCCTCAGGCCGCTTAGGGATTGGCACTACTAGTCCTGGGACTGAGCTACATATTTCCCGCTCAACTGCAGGTCGGGTCATTACAAGGCTCGCAGATCCTGATGGACGCATAACCGAACTGCGTTCTCCAGATAATGTAGGCAACACCGCTGGAGTCGGAACAACCACAAACCATCCTTTCGTCTTCTTCCAGAACAACACTGAAGCTGTTCGCGTTGATGAAAGTAAGAGGCTCTTAGTTGGCACGTCTACTGCGCGTACTGCTGCTGCATATGGAGTTGCAGGTCTTCAAGTTGAATCAACCAATTTTCAAGCATCTAGCATTTCTGCTATTAACAACCAAAACACCTCAGACGGTGTAGCTCTGATGCTTGGGAAATCCCGTGGAACAGCCATTGGATCAAATACAATCGTTCAAAATGGTGATACAACAGGATTTATTTCTTTTCAAGGATCTGACGGTGTTGTTTTAAGAGAAACAGCTAGCATTTTTTCCATAGTAGACGGCACCCCCGGCGCCAATGATATGCCAGGCCGCCTAGTGTTCTCCACTACGGCAGATGGCGCGGCTAGTCCTACGGAGAGGGTCAGGATTACGAATGGTGGGAGCGTCTTAATTGGTAATGACAATACCTCAAACAATGGAAAACTTTATGTTAATCAAAATACTGAAACTAACACAGCAAAACTTTGGGATACCAATGCCTCTACAACTTCTGATGGTGTTTTGGCTGTTATTGCAAGCAGAAATACTACTAACAATACGTTTTACGCCATTTCTTATTACAATGTTGGCACAGGTACATATAGGTTTCGGGTTGCGGATAGCGGTAACTGCACTAACACAAACAACAGCTACGGCGCTATTTCCGATGCCAAATTAAAAGAAAACATTGTTGACGCCAACTCCCAATGGGATGACCTAAAGGCCCTACAGGTCCGCAACTACAACTTCAAGGAAGGCCAAACCCACACCCAGATTGGTCTTGTTGCCCAGGAAGTTGAGCTGGTTTCCCCCGGCCTCGTCAGCGAATCACCAGACCGCGACGAAGAAGGCAACGACCTTGGCACCGTCACCAAGAGCGTCAACTACTCAGTACTCTACATGAAGGCAGTCAAGGCGTTGCAGGAAGCGATGGAGCGCATCGAAACCTTGGAGGCTGATGTAGCTGCCCTCAAGGGCGCGTAGTCAACGCCACTACTCACCACCCCCACACCACCATGACCACCACCTACACCTGGGCCATCGCCAACCTCGAACGCCACACGGCTGACGGCATCGTCTACACCGTCCACTGGACCGTTGCCGCCGAATATGGCACCTACACCAGCTCTGCCTATGGCTCCATCGGCCTGGAGCAGCCTGAGGGCGACGTGATCCCATACGCTGACCTCACACCTGAGCTGGTGATCGGCTGGGTCCAAGCCAAGCTGGACGTGCCCGCGATCGAAGCTGCACTCCAAGCCCAACTCGATGAGCAGGCGGCTCCTACTAAGGCGGCTGGGGTCCCCTGGGCGTAGGCTCGCTAAAATGACGGCATGATCGAGATCATCGCTGCGATTGCTGGAGCGTCGATCTCCGTCGCCGCCATGGGCGCGATGGGCTTCACCAAGCGCAACGACGAAGCCCGCGATGCCGTCATCCGTCTCACGGCTGCCGTGGAGCACATCGCCACGCAGCTCGAGGTCATGCACACCGACATCCGTGCCGATCGCAAGGAGACCTTCTCACGGCTCAATGGGGTTGAGCAGCGTGTGGCTACGCTGGAAGCGCGCCCACACTGATGTCGATGGATCGGATCGCTGAATACGTCGCCGTTGTCATCGCCGTTCATGGCGCCGCGGTGGCGATCGTCAACCTCACCCCCACTCCCAAGGACGACGAAGCCCTGGGTCGCTACAGCAGGATGGCTGTCAAGCTCTACCGGGCCGTCGAGATCCTGGCTGGTGTCATCACCCCGCTGGTGAAACGCTGAGATACCACCCGCCGGTTCCCCCGGGCATCCACCTGGGGTTCCAGTTCTTGCGGCTGTAGATCACCCCAGCCCCCTTCGTGTTGGCCGTGTAGCCACCACCGGTCAGGTTGGCCTCACCGTTTGGATCGTTCTGGATCCAGGTTGTCGCCGTGTAACCGATCACGACGGACCAGTGGCCACCGCCAGACGGGCCAGACACCGGGCCATGGTGCAGCCAGCCCACAGCAACAGGCCGGCCAGCATTGATCTCGGCCTCTAGTTTGATCGGCGTGCCATCGGTGTGGAAGTTGGCCTTGAGGCCCAAGCTGCGCAGCGCCAGCAGCTGCGCCTGCGCGTCGGTGGTGTCGCCATACTTCGCGCGGATCGCGTTGTAGGCGTCATCATTCGCCACCTTGTTCCAGTGCATCGCGAGCATGGCGCAGCTCGAGCTGAAACACTCCCGGTAGCCAGTGCCGGATTTGTTGTCGAGCTGGCTTTGCCACCGCACCACGAGCGGGTTGCTGGTGGGTGATGGCTTGACCGCAGGGGCGGCCCGATACAGGGCGGCGAAGTCTTCCACCTCCTTGGTGGTCAGGACCTGCTGCAGCGCGTTCCAGGCCGCCAGCTGATGCGGTTGCTGTTGGTAGTGCTTGGCGGCATCAGCCAGCCGTATCGTTGCCATCTGCGTTTGCTGCGATCTGGGCGACAACCTAACTTTATCGGTGGTTCACTGATCAGCTTGTGCCGCTGCCCGACTACGAGATCCATCACCTGTGCAGCAAGCACGCGATGGTGGTGCCATTTGATCCTGATCTGGTCAACCCGGCCAGCATCGACGTGCTGCTGGGAGACCGGCTGATGGTCGAGGTGGAGTACCGCCATGAGCTGGAGATCCTCGGCATCGCCCATTACACCCAGGCCGATCCCTACTGGCTGGCGCCGGGTGAGTTCTGCCTGGCGGAAACCCGCGAGATCTTCAACCTGCCGGACTTCATCGCGGCTCAGTTCGTGCTGAAGTCAAGCCGGGCACGGGAGGGCCTCGAGCACCTGCTGGCTGGCTTCTGCGATCCAGGGTGGCATGGCAGCAGGCTGACGCTGGAGCTCACTAACGCTCGGCGTTATCACTCGATCGCGATCTGGCCTGGCATGAAGATCGGCCAGATGGTGTTCCAGAAGATGGATGGCATCCCGGCTCGCACCTATGCGGTGACTGGGCGCTACAACATGGACGAGGCCGTCACGGCAAGCAAGGGCTAACCTGTGCAGGTGGAGACACCAAGCCCGGCGGTGCATGACGTCGGGCTTTTTTATGCTCGGTTTTGGCGGTAGCGAATGACCTTGGCAGGCGCTTCGGCCGGATCATCCAACGGGATCATCCGGTAGTTCTCGACACCATGGGATTCGGCCCAGTGCTGCGCGACGATGTGGGTCGGGAACGGGCCGACGTGCCACAGGCCAAGGTCAAGGATGTAGGTCATTTGAGGGATGGGTTGCGTTCGGCAGCCGTCAGGCTGGGGTGGTCGCGGTCGTCGTCGTCATCCTCGGGCAGATCGTCCGGGATGTCGTCGTAGTCGGGGTCGAGCTGGCGGGCCATGGTGTCAGATGTCGCGGGTCAGCCAATAAGTGACTCCTTTGACCTTGAACTCAACGGTCCCTGCCGTGCGCTCTGGGTTGAGTGCGTCCCAGACGCGGGTCCAGGATTGATCGATCTTTTTAGTCCGCTCGGTTCTGAACAGCTCGGCCGAGCCGAGGTTGTCCATGTGGGCGGCGATTTGATTGCAGGCGTCCTTAAAGATTTTGCGGTCGTGGGCTCGCTTCTTGGCAGCAGCCTTCTCGCGCAGTTCGGCGTAAATCGGATGTGGCGTGGCAGCGGTCATCGATTCGGTGCGGTTGATGCATGAATCCTACACCACCCGCAGCGCACCCTCCTCGATCAAGGCGGCCTGTTCACAATCCGTCACACTCCAGTCGATCAGGTCGCGTCCGTTACCGTTGGCCCAGCGGCGGTCACCCCATGCAGGCTTTCCTGATCGAGATCACCGCAAAGGTGATCTACCGCTCCGACACCGACCCCCAAGAGCTGCCGGCTGATCTCTACAGCCGCATCACAGAGCACATCGGCAACGACGACGACATCCTCGACCTTTCAGTCGAGGCCTTGCCCCTGCCGCTCAATCTCGGTGGACAAAGCACACATTGACGGCACCCGCCTGGTCACCCGGCGATCAGCCCGTGATCAAATCCACCTCGCCTGGAACTACGAGTGCGCCTACTGCGGCGATCCGCTCGGTCGCAGTCCCACCCTCGATCACGTCGTCCCCAAGGTCTACGGCGGGCTGACCGTCCGCGAGAACCTGGTCAGTTGCTGCCTCATGTGCAACAGCCAGAAAGGTCACAAGCCATGGGTTGACTGGTATCGCGCGCAGCCGTTTTGGTCATCCCTCGGCGAGTGGGCGATCGTGCGGTGGCTAGCCGGTGAGACCTAGCGCGTCAGCAAATCGTTCAGATGAAGCTCGGCCTGCCATAAATCGCTTGAGTAGCGGCACACCCCAACGGCGCAGCTGCGGTAGTACAACTCACCACCACCAGCTGGCTCCAGCGTTTCGATCCAGCCACCGTCTCGATCCAGCCGGCTCATCACCACCGCGTCACTCATGGCCGATCGAGCACGAACAGCTCACAGCGTGCCGCAAAACGGCCGCCGCTTTGCCGCGCTTCGGGGAAATCAAGACCGCATCCCTTGCGCGTTGCCTCCCATTGAATGCAGTCCCAGCACATGCGCGGCGCATCGTCCGGCCGAATCTTGGCACGTGCCATCTGGTAGATCGACTGCGCCCGCAGCATCGCATCCTGCAGCCGGATGGCGCCTGTGTCGGCCTCCACCTGGTGCTCAGCCTTCGGGCCAAGTACCACGCGGACGCGCCAGGTACGGTCGGCCCGATCGCAGAAGAGAAGCAACCGGCCGCCGTACAGGCTGATCATTCAACCTCACCGAAACTTGGCGCGTGGTAGATCCGCTCCAGGACCATGCAAGCCGGATCGGGGTTCTGAAGACCCGAGACGACATAGCTCGCCACTGGGTCGGTTCTATCGGCTGAAACGAACACGATCGAGGTGTCGCGTTCCTTCACCACCAGCAGGCTGGTCCGCGGGCTGCGCACCAGCAGCGCAACCGCCAGCCGCTCCCAAAAGTTCAGACCTGCCAAGTGTGATCCGTTCATGGTCCCAGTGTGCCGAGCAACCGGGCGAGATACCACTGCGCCTTAGCCAGTGAATCCTCGCCCTTGTGCCGCTCGCGCCAGATGTACTTGATCGCGTTCCCCTTGCAGTAGCCGCGAAACTCCTCGGGCGTCAGTGCGGCCTCGATCGCATCAATGCACTCGATCTCGCCTTGGCGGTAGTGCGGCGGCTGGTTGACCAAATCCATGTCAGATAACGGTGCGGGTCTGGTAGTTGGGATCCTCAGGATCAGGGCCGAAGCCGCTGGGGACTGCTGCGGGTGCCTCGGGCGCTAGCTCGGCAGGTTTGACCTTGAGCCACTCGCGCAAGGCTTCACCCGTTGGTGTCTTGGCCGGCCATGCAATAAAACGCAACAGCTCCTTGGTGTCGATGAACAACATGGAGACATGGGGGCGCCAGGCCATGTATGAGGTGCCGTTCCAGCGATCATGGCGGCGTTCTACGCGCAGGCCGCTGGCGATGAAGGCATCCGGCGCCATCAGTAGCTGATGCTCACGGTTCCTACCCCATTAAGCGGCACGCCTAGCCGATAAGCAGCACCTGCTGACAGGTCAATGCTGTTGCAGTCGCAGCGGTCCCGAATGGGCACCACCAGCGAGCGGCCGCGGTGGGTGACGGTGACCAGCGTGCCGCAGCGGAGCCAAGGATGGGCTGCGGATAAATCCCAGTGGCGATAGGTGCCGCCGCAAGCATCAGCTCGCCCGTTGTACCAGGGGTCGTACACCGTAGCCGTGACAGTCCGAGCCTGGACCGGTGCGGAAAGCATGGCCAACAGAATCAAAAGCCTCCTCATGCCCATTTCCCCAGCAGATGGCGGCGGCAGGTGACGATGGCCTCGTGCGCTTGCTTGGCGGTCATCACTGAACCGGTGTCATCCATCGCCTGGCACACGTCAGCGTGGAGCTGCGCGTAGTCGGCATCACGGAAGTTGGGACCGAGATCCTGGCAAAACTCCTGCCACAGACCGGTGTAGGTGGAACGCAGTGGATCGCCTTTAGGCAAATCAGCGCGGCCGCTCTTGGCGTACAAGGCCTCAAGCATTTCGTGGCGGCGGTTGTCTAGTTGAAATTGCTTCATGGGTGATCTCGTAGTGCTTGGCGAATGCTGAGCAGTTCTTCACGGCGGGCTGCGACGTGCGCATTGCCAGGCAGCTGGCGCAGGTCATCCAGTCGGATGTCGATCAGCCGGCAGAGCCGCAACCGCTCGTCCTGCTGGCCAGCATGGAACATGCCGGAATCGCTGATCAGAGCTTCTAGCTTGGCGCGGATGTGGTCAGCCATCACGCCACCTCCACTTCAGCGCCGGGCCAACGGGCCTGGGCATAACGGATCGCGTGACGCTTTGATTCCGCGTAAGTGATCCAGGTCATCGGCTGGGCGCCGGGCTTCAAGACCAGCACGCGGAACTCACGGGTTTGATTGCCAGATCGCGGTCGGCTTACGCCTTCACCATGCTGGCTGGTGGGC